CCACATTAAAAAATCTTCTTCTAAGCAACGTAGCTGAGATTAAATTTCTCCGCAAAAGAGCAAAGGCAGGTGCACCTCCGACAAGACGTATGCTTTGTACTAATTCGCTAACTCTATTAGGTAGTCCTGAAGGTCGCATTGCACTAAATTATAAAAGAGCTATTAATATGCCAAAGTTTGATCCTAATGCTAAAAACGTTTTAATTACCTGGGATATTTTTATGCAAGACTACCGATGTATAAATATGGCTGCTTGTGAACTTATTAATGTTATACCAGCAAACAAAACGTTTTGGCAATTTTTTAATGAGCAATTAGCATTAATGTCAACTGATCAAAAAGTAAGGTTTATGAATTCATGACATCTACAGAACAAATAGAGACAGTAGTAGCTACATTTTTACAAAAAAAAGTAGTGTTTTCTCTGGATACTAAAATTTTAAAGCGCGGTAAATTAATTTTATTTTGTATAAAAGATTTTTTCTGTACATTTACACTTTTATGTGAGGAAAAAAATAATAAAAAGATAGTTTACGAAATCCCTTATCCGTTTTATGTTAATGCAGAGCCTAACAAACTTATATTCGACTACACTTTAAAACGATTTTGTCACAGCGATTCTAATTTAGAGACTAGAGTAAGAAGTATTATACCTGATAAGCCATCTAAAATTTTTAATAAAAAAATTACTATAACTGCACTTTAATTTTACATTAATGCAGTTATAATATAGTATGTTTAGCAGATATTTGCAGCATTTCCCAAAAGAATATAATCCAAGTAATCAACAGGTAAAATTAATTAAAGGTGTTGAGAGGGCATTTAACAACGGTAAAAAATTTGTAATTTGCTCAGCTCCTACAGGTACTGGTAAAAGTTTTTTAGCTAAAACGCTTTCAGGTATAAGCTCTGCACCTACACAGAAATTTTTTGATAATATAAGGAGCTATGCAGCGTATAGACAAGATTTTTCCGGTAATTACATAAATGAAATTGATTGTATCTCTCAACCCCCATTCGGCACTTTTGCGTTAACTATAACTAAATCTCTCCAAGATCAATATTTAAATCTATTTCCTGATACAAATATTTTAAAAGGTAAGACGAATTATCTTTGTGACGTCGATAATAATTTTGATGTTGAAACTGCTCCCTGTGTCTTGGTACCTAAAATTAAAGAAGAATGTTGGGAAAAAAATCGTTGCCCATATTATAATGCGCGAAATGAAGCTGTATTGTCTAAGTTTGCAGTTTTAAATTATAAAATGTTCTTAGCTCTACCTAACCATATTAAGCGCAAGAATTTTATTATTTGTGATGAAGCATCAGAGCTAGAAGATGAATTAGTAAAAAGGTTTTCCGCTGAAGTTAATTATGATAAACTTAAAATGTATGGGATCGAGTATAGTATACTTATTACAGAAAATCGTGAAAAAACGAGAGCTTGGATTTATGAATTAATATTTACAATAAGCGAAAAAATTAATTCTATTATTAATAAAGTAAATAAAAAGCAAAGAACATTTTCACAGCCAGAAAAAATTAAAGTTCAATACTTAAAAAACCTTCACAATGCTCTTACAACTGTAGATAATCTTTGGAAGGAATGTGAATATGTAATAGATAGAGATTCTAAAAAAGTTACATTTATGCCCTTGAAAGTTAACAGACTTTCTAGGTACGTTTTTGATTTTGCAGATAATGTTTTATTAATGTCTGCAACTATCATTGATCATAAAAATTTTGCTAAAGCTTTAGGTATTGAAAATTACGAATACATTGAAGGGGATAGTGATTTTGACCCTCAAAAATCGCCCATATTTGTCACATCAAAAAACAAGCTAAATTATAAAAATTTAAATCATACACTCCCTGCAATATGTGACCAGATTAAAGTTATTATAGATCATCATAAAACAGAAAAAGGTATTATCCATACTCACTCTATGGAAATTACAAATATCTTAAAAACAAAGCTTTCTTCTAATAAGAGATTTTTATTTAGAGATGAAACGTCGAATAACGAGGCAATTCTTAAGGAGCATTTTGAGGCGGATTTTCCTACTATTTTAGTTTCACCTTCACTATCTTATGGTGTGGATTTAAAGGACGATTTAGCGAGATTTCAAATTATAGTTAAGCTACCCTATCCTTCCTTATCATCAAAATATGTAAAGCGTTTGTTTGATTTAGATAAATCTTGGTATGAAAATAAAATGCTTAATACGTTAGTCCAAGCATGCGGCAGAGCTACTAGAAGTAAAAACGATCATTCTACTACATATATACTTGATGGTAATATAGTTAATACACTTAAGCGAGTAAAAGATAAATTACCAAAATCCTTTATTGATCGTGTTTGTTAATAAATAATTTAGTGAGAAAAGAAACGTTTCACTTTGAAATTAAAGATCTGTTAACTCAGTTTGTTGCAGCTTTTGATGATATTGTTATAAAAAGGTTTGATAAAAATAGAAACGCTATGCAGCGTGTTCAGGTTAGATACGTCTATGCACCTAAACAGCGTGTAATTTATGATTTAGTTAATAAAGCTCAAAATTTAACAGTCCCAGTAATAGCAATTAATATTGCTAGTGTAAGTAGAGATGAAACTCGAGTTTTTAATAAATTAGCAGGATTTTATATATCTCGAGGTATTAGTGAAAACGATACTAAATCAATTTCTCAATTTTATAGAACCCCTACACCGGTAAACATTCAAGTAAGCATGTCTATTTTTACTAAGTTTCAAACTGACATGGATCAAATTATATCTAATTTTGTTCCTTATAGTAATCCTTATATAATATTATCCTGGAAAGTACCTTCAGATATTTTAGGCACAGCTGTGCCTCAAGAAATAAGAAGTGAAGTGCTTTGGGATGGTGGTATTGCACTAAACTACCCTACAGACATTGCGGCAAACGAAAAATATAAAGTCACAGGTGATACTGCCTTTACAATTAAAGGGTGGTTATTCCCGTATGTATCCAACCCTGCTGGTAATATCTACACGATTAATACTAATTTCTATAATTCTAGAATTATAACTAATTTTGAAGGTCTTACGGGTGTAACATTTAATTATCCGCCTAGTGCTATGTTGGTTAACGAAAAAGAATCCTTTATCTACTCTGGTATTCCACAGCTTACAGATGTAGATTTTATTAATATTGACTACCTTTAATTTTAAAAACTTCTTATAAATAATATATAACCTATGGCCGATCCTAATAGAGAAAGTACATTCGGTAGAGATATAATGAAATTTATATCCTCAAAACTACCCTATCAGTCCGTAAGCGTAGAAGATAAAATTAAAACTCTCAATCCTAAATACGAAGATTTTTATAATAAAGGTACAAAACGCGAAGAAGCTTTAGCTAGACAGTCTATATCATCTTCTCTAACTTTTACTGATGATCTTTATGGTAATGTATTGCAAAACAAAGACTATCACAGCTATATGTACGCTAATATTCAGCCCGATAAAGGTCGTAGATTGGTTGATTATCGTATAATGGCAGCTTACGCAGAAGTTGCCGATGCATTAGATGAAATTTGTGATGAATTTATTAATGTTGATGATAATGGCGATATAGTAAAGGTTAAATTTAAAAGTTCATCACTATCCGATGAACAAAAAGAAAAAATAAGAAAAGAATTTCAAAAATATATAGGGTTTTACGATTTAGAAAATAAAGGGTGGAGTTACTTAAGACAGCTATTGGTTGATGCTGAAATTTATTTTGAACATGTTATTCATAAAAAATATCCTGAAGAGGGTGTACTGGGTGTAGTTACAATACCGTCAGACTTAATTGATCCAATTTTTGAAAATGTCCAAAATCAAATAGTTAGAGGCTATTTACTTAGAAAAAATATTTACGATCCAAAAAACCCTACTAAAGTTGCTAAGATTGAAATGGTGCCTATGGACATAAATCAAGTAACTTACATACATTCTGATATTTGGAATGAAACTAAAACTATAAGACTGCCTTTTATTGAAAATGCTCGTAGAGCTTACAGACAGTTATCACTAATAGAAGACTCTATCGTAATTTATCGCTTAGTACGTGCACCAGAGCGTTTAGTATTTAACGTCGACGTAGGTACCATGCCCCCGCCTAAAGCAGAAGCGTATTTAAGAAAGTTAATGCAGAATTATTGGTCTCGTAGAACATTTGACTCTTCTCAGGATTCTACAGTGCAAAAATTTAACCCTCAATCTATGCTAGATAGTTTTTGGTTTGCTAAAAGAGCGGGTAGTACGGGTACTGAGGTAGTTTCTTTACCTGGTGGCCAGAATTTGGGAGAATTAACTGATTTAATGTATTTTGTTGGTAAGCTCTATAAAGCATTAAAAGTACCAGTAACTAGATTAAACGTAGAGGATGTATTTAAAGATGGTGCGGAAATATTAAGAGAAGAATTAAAATTTGCAAGATTTATAATTAGATTGCAGCAGTTATTTGCTACTGGATTAAAGCCAGGCTTTATAACTCATCTCAAACTTAAAAAGATCTGGACCGAATTAAAATTAAAAGAAACTGATTTTGAACTAGCATTTAATGTACCTACTAATTTTTATGAACTAAGAGAAAATCAAAAGTTTCAGTTAAAAGCAGAAAACTTTAATAACATTACACAAAGTGATCTTGTCTCTAAGACGTTTGCTCAAAAGAAATATCTTGGATGGTCAGAAACAGATATTATGGCTAATAGAGAGTTCTTGAGAAAGGATAGAGAGTTATTATGGGAATTAGATCAAATTTCAAACGGTGGCCCTAATTGGAAAGAATTAGGTGCAGTTGCGCCTTCTGAGGCTCCTGAAGGTGGTGGCGGAGGCGGTGGGGCGTCTGCTCTACCGCCTCAGTTTGGACCGGCACCGGCAGCAGCTGGTGGTGAAGCAGGTGTAAATGCAGCAGGCCCGGCAGGAGGCGGTGAAGCTGGGGCAGCTGCTGCGCCTGCAGCCGGTACACCAACACAGTAAATAACCAAGTTACTTTAATATAAATAAAGATATGGACTGTAACGAAATTACACCAATATCAGCATTTCAAAGCACCAATCTAAGTAGCAAAATAGATTCATTTTCTAGACTAGCCGATAGAATAGTACGCGCGATGGGCGCACCTTTAATTAATCTAGAAATACATCATGATCAACTATTTGAGAATATTTCTATTGCTTGTGAAATGTTTACCAAATTTGCAGGCTATACAGAAGAAATATTAGTTTTTGATTCAGATTTATATGTTGATAACAAAGGAATAAAGCTAGACGATCTTTATTCTATTTCCCCAAATTTTAATAAAATAATTACGCCCTCTAAAAGCGTGTATTCAGCTATTAACTCAATACCGGGATTCGTATTTTTAGCGTCAACTACATTATCTGCTAAATATCAGGATGGTATTTTTGCTAATCAGCTTTTAACTCAAGCGGATTATACAGATGTTATAAATTACAACGGACTTTTAGTTAATAACTTCAACAAATCGCGAAATGATGAAACTAAGTCAATAAACAGTTTTGATTATGATGTAATGGATTACAGAAAAGTAATTGATATTATAGATTTTGAAGAAGGGTCAAGTACAGGTGTTAATACGCTATTTACGATCGAACAAACACTGGCTCAACAAACCTATTTTAGCTATGCTATGGGTAATTATGGTTTTGATTTAATAAGTTGGTATGTACTTAAAAATTGGTTAGAGGTTAGAGAAAAGTTACTAGCTTTAAGAAGGTACTTTACATTTGATGAACGTACCCAATATCTCACAATGTATCCACCACCCCGTACTCCCGGGTCCGGGTCTAGATTTTACGGTGTGCTTAATTGCTATGTAGAAAGAAGATTAAGAGATGTTATTAAGGAACCTTGGGTTTATCAATATGCATTAGCTTTAAGTAAAATCGCTATAGGTAATGTTAGAGGTAAGTATACAGGGACTACTATGTTTGGTGGTGGTCAAATAAATTATAATGACTTACTTTCTCAAGGGCTTTCTGAAAAAGAAAAACTAGAAGAAAAATTGTTTACAAGCACTCCAGGATTTGGAGACGCTGCACCGCCTTCTTTCTTTGTCGGATGATACCTCTTAATAGCTCTGATAAATTTAGACAAGGCGTTTTTAAGCCAAAAAACACTGCAAAATATCTAGGTAAGAGTTATCCGGTTTACAGATCAGGATGGGAATTAAAATTTTTTAGATGGTGTGATGAAAATACCAATGTACTTGAATGGGCATCTGAAGCGATTATTATTCCCTATATTAATCCTGTCGATGGTAAAGCACATAGATACTATACTGATGGTGTTATAGCACTCAAAGAAGGTGTAAATATAAAAAAATATATTATAGAAATAAAACCAAGTAGTCAGCTAGTTAAACCGGTTGCTGGTAAAAAAAGACACTCAACTTTATTATATGAAACCGCTCGTTACATACAAAATCAAGCTAAGTGGAAAGCTGCAAAAAAATGGTGCGAATCTAGAAACTATTCATTTTTAATCTTGACTGAGAGAGAGCTTGGTGTAAGTAAATAAGTGAAGCTTAACATAGATGATCTAAATAATTTAGATCTTTCTAATTTAATACCGTTTGCAAATGGTAGCTCTGATATAGCTTTTAATGAATTAGCAGGTAGAAGTCATTATAGATTATTAGCTCATATCTCTAAAACATATGATAATTTGAAAATAATTGACATAGGTACTCATTATGGTTGGAGCGCCTTGAGTTTAAGTATCAATAAAAATAATAAAATTATTACCTACGATTTGCAAAACTTTTTAAAAGACGTTACACCTTCTATTTTAGAGATAAATAATGTAACATTTAAGCAAAAAGATTTTTTAGACGATTTAAGCGAACTCGAAGGCACAGATTTAATCTTTCTAGACGTTGATCCGCATGACGGTTTTCAAGAAAAAAGAATTTATAATTCTTTGATTGAAAATAAATTTGATGGAGTTTTATTAGTCGACGATATACACTTAAATTATAATATGCAATCTTTCTGGAACGATATACATTTACCAAAGCAAGATTTAACAGAATTTGGACATTATTCCGGTACAGGATTAGTGTTTTTTAATGTTAAAAATAATGCGCAATTAAATAAATAATTATATGTCCTTTAGGCTATTAGTAGAAACACCTGCTCCAGAAGAGCAATTTGAATATATTTTAGAGGAAAAAAACCCTAAAGAACCTGCCAAGCTTCATATTCAAGGACCCTATATGATGTGTAATGAGGTAAATCGTAATCAAAGAGTTTACGAAAGAGACGACATGGAGCGTGAAGTCAACAGATACATTAAAGAAATGATTACAACTAAGCGTGCTATGGGTGAATTAAACCACCCTGCATCTGCTGAAGTAAACCTAGAGCGTGCATGTCATATTGTAAGTGAGTTAAAGTTTAATGGAAATGTTGTTATAGGAAAATCGCAAGTGTTATCTACGCCTATGGGACAGATAGTTAGGTCTCTTATTAATGATGGCGTAAAAGTAGGTATGTCGAGTCGCGCGCTAGGTAAGCTTAACGAAGAGGCTGGTGGTATAAACAGGGTATCAGATATGAGGTTAGTAGCTATTGATTGTGTTGCTGATCCATCGTGTCCCAAAGCTTTTGTTAACGGTATTCTAGAAAGTAAACAATATGTTGTAAACTCTAAAGGTGAATTAGAAGAAATTTACAATATATTTGAAAATAGTCTTAAAAAACTTCCTATTAAAGAAGTTCAAAGCTATTTAAAGGAACAAATCTTAGGATTTTTTAAGCATTTAAAGTCTGTTTAAAACCGTGAAAAACAATATATTTTAATATAAATAATAATATGGCTAATAAATCGGTAAAGAATGTATTAAATGAAAAAGGTGAAATAGCCAAGTTTTTACATTCTATTTCTCAAAAAAATTATTCTGAGGCTAATAAATATTTACAGGGCGTAATTGATTCGAAGTTAAAGACTAAAATTAATAACGCACTAAAAGAAAAATTATTTTAATATGGCTAACAACATAACAGATATTCTTAAAGAAGCAAGTAAAGATATCCTTACTGAAGAAGTTCTTAAGGAAATAGAGACAGCCTTCGATTCATCTGTAAACGAACGTGTACAGATACATGTCGAAAAAGCTCTTTCTGAACAAGACGAAGATTATTCAAAAAAATTAGAAACATTAGTTGAAGCTATCGATACTGATCATACAAATAAATTAAAAAAAGTTGTTGAAGCTATTGATGCAGATAGAGCTAATAAACTTAAGCAAGTAGTAGAAAAGTACGAAGCTACACTTAAGACAGAAGCTGCCAATTTTAAGAATGAAATAGTAGATCAAGTTAGTAAATATCTTGATCTTTATCTTGAAGAAAAACTTCCTGCTAAAGATATAGCAGAAGCTGTAAAGAACAAGAGAGCTTTATCAGTTCTCGAAGGTCTTCGCAGTCAACTTTCAATTGATATGGTTCTTGCGAATGATAACATTCGTGATGCTGTAGTCGATGGAAAGAAGAGAATAGATGAAGCTGCTGGCCAGCTTGAAGCTGCTAATAAAAAGATCGAACAACTAGCAAATGAAAATAAAAAAATGAGTGCTGATCTTCTACTAGAACAGAAAAGTACTGATCTAGATAAAGAAAGAAAAGCTTACATTAAGAAAATGCTAGGTAGCAAATCTCTTGAATTTATTAAAGAGAACTTTGATTATACATTAAAATTGTATGAGAGATCTGAAGAAGAGCGGCTTACAAATCTTAAAACTGAAGCTGTAACAGAAGCTGTTGCAACTTCTGTAGATCGTCCTATAATTGAAGAGAAAGTCGCTACAGAGCAGACTGAAGACGATCCTACATTTACTACTTACTTGAGCGAACTCAAGAAGTACTAATTTTTAAAAAATAGATTTGTTTAGGGTATTAACCCTGAATAGAAAAAAATTGGTCGACATAATTGTTAAAGGATTAACATAAAATGGCTAAACAAATCCGTCCTACACAGGCATACATCGATGAATCTCGCGCTAAGGTATTGCTCGAGAAGTGGGGTCCAGTTCTGGATTACACATCCGACAATGTCCGCTCAATCGAAGACGATCATACGCGCTTAAACACTGCTATTCTTTTGGAAAACCAAGAGAAGTGGTGCTTTGAGGCTAATGTCGCCGGCGGTACAGGTTCCGTATTTTCATCTAATGGTCTAGTCAATCCAGGTGCTACCGGTGGTGTATTCCCCGGCGCTCCTAGCGATAGCTACGCCACAGGTGACACACGTCTACCTAAGATTCTAATTCCGATGATTCGCCGTACGTTCCCAGAGTTGATCACCAACGAAATCGTTGGCGTTCAGCCTATGAGCGGCCCAGTAGGTCTTGCATTTGCTCTCCGTTATAAGTACGAAGGTACAGCACTAGGTTCCGCTTTTGAAAGTGGCAACACAAAGGGCACTGACTCTCCGCTAGGATACAATACGTATGCTGGCGGTCCTCAGCAGCAGTCCGATGGTGCTGAACTCGGTTATCAGTATCTTGATTCTAGATTTACCGGAACTTCTGCCGGCTCCCTCTCGGGTAACGCAGATTTCGAAATCAAGGCTCAAGATCAGGGTGTTGCTCAAATCCTCAAGGATTTTGAGTTAACTTCCAAGATTCCTCAGATCGTAGTTTCCTTCGAGAAGACAGCTGTTGAAGCTGGTACTCGTAGGCTCGCTGCTCGCTGGTCAGTTGAATTAGAGCAGGATCTTAAGAATATGAATGGCATCGATATCGACACTGAACTCACAAACGCTATGTCGTATGAGTTACAGGCTGAAATCGATCGCGAAATGATTATTCGCATGATCCAGACCGCTCTAAACGCTGGCTTTGGAACTGGTTACTCCGTATGGTCACCTGTCTCGGCCGATGGTCGCTGGCTGGTTGAACGTAATCGTGACTTCTATCAGAGATTAATCGTTGAAGCTAATCGTATCGCTGTACGTAACCGCCGTGGTTCAGCTAATTTCGTTGTTGCTACACCTCGCGTTTGCGCTATTCTGGAAATGCTCCCTGAGTTTCAGTGGGTACCAGTCCAGGGTAATGTCAATACTCAGCCCGTCGGTGTTGCAAAGGTAGGCTCACTCGGTGGCAGGTTTAACGTTTACCGCGATACTCGTACTGAAGCACAGGCTGAAGCAAACGCCGGAGGTAACTTCGGCGGTAACGGTGGTTTCCCCTCCGGTACAACCCGCTCCACTCGTCTTGAGTACGCCCTCCTTGGTTACAAGGGTCCGGAATTCTACGACACTGGTA